ATATTGGCCAGGGCCTGCATGCTTTAGCTATGCGCTTGGGGTACGTGGTGATTCCGGCAGGCGCAGAAGAGGGCGCTGATCCATGCATGCAGGCCCTGGCCAATATGGTCCAGGAGTTTGGTCAGTTCGCGGCAGAAGCGGCGTCCAACCTTTCTGATGGCCAGGTCACAGACAACGAATTGCGCCGCATTGAGCGAGAGGGGGCCGAGGCCCTGGCGGCCATCAATCGGCTCCTGGGGGTTGCTGCGGCGCTGAACCGCGAGGGTAAGCCTGCCGCACAGGCCGCACTCAACGAACAGAAGAGCGATCGCGCCCGGGCTCGTCGGTGAGCTTGCGTCAACAGATGCCGCAGACCGCTGAGATCGTGGACGAGATGCGATCCATCCTCGGCAGGGACCTCGTTGACCAGGCCATCCGTAACGGCATGGCGCTGCAGCGCAAGTACGAAGCCATGAAACAGTCGGTCGGGATTGCCGCTGCAGATTCATGGCTGCAGCGGCAATCACCTGATGGCCCTACTTTCAGCGCTACTGAGACAACGCAGGCGGACAACCTAACCGTGGGTTTGCTCGGAGGTTGTCCGTCGGTGGCGCAGCAGAGGGGCGTCCGATGAATTCGATGGAGGTCACGCTGCAGATGCAGGCCGCTGGCCTGGCTGAGCCGCCCGCACCGCTGCGCCTGGACGGCAAGGTTGTGCGCTTTGGCCCAAAAAAGCGCCAGTGGTACAGCCTGCGCGAGATCCGCACGGAGTCTGGCCAGTTCGTCGTGGTGGGCAGCTTCGGCGATTGGGCTGGGCAAACCCACCGTGTGGCCGTCGACTGGAAGGGCATCACCGAGCAAGAGCGGCAGCAGCTGCGCCTGCAGCAAGCGGCCCAGGCAGAGCGCCAGGCCGCTGAGCGGGCAGAGCTTGCGGCCCTGGCCCATATGCGGGCTGCAGAGCTTTGGTCGGTTGCATCCAAGACGGGAAAGTCGGATTACCTGGTGCGCAAGGGCGTGGAAGCCGAGGGCTGTCGCTTCCTGCGCGACGGCAGCATCGTGATCCCCTTGATCAGCTACGCCCTGCCGCGAGAGCAGGCCCTGCGTGGCCTGCAGCGCATCTTTGCCGACGGCACCAAGATGTTCACCAAGGGCTTCGACAAAGTGGGCTCCTGCCTGCGTTTGGGCATGCCTGCGGCCCACGAACCGATCCTGGTGTGCGAGGGATACGCCACCGGCTTGACCCTGCGCATGGCCTGCGCAAAGCGCCTGGCGGTGTTCGTGGCGCTCGACTGCGGGAACCTGGCTGCGGTGGTCCCGGTGTTGCGCAAGCTGTACCCGTCCAACCCCATCCTGGTGTGCGCCGACGATGATTGGAAGACGGTCGGCAATCCTGGCCGAGCGGCCGCGCACAAGGTGGCCAAGGCCGTCGACAAGTGCCGCTACACCTGGCCGTACTTCCGCAGTCGGGGCCCGAAGGACACCGACTTCAACGATTTGCAACGCATCGAGGGGCTCAACGTGGTTCGGCGACAGCTGTCCCATGTGGTGCCTCAACTTCAGCCCATCGCCTACGCAGCATGAGCATGCAGACACCCAACGTCATCCCCATGAGCATAGAAACCCCGCCCCCTTCGGACGGCGCTGAGCGCCCACAAAAGGGGGAGGGGCGCAAGAAGCGCAACTCCAGCATCAACATGGGCAACTTCATCACGCTGATGGAGGGCTTTGCGCTGATCTACGGGACCAAGACCGCCTGGGACGAGAAGTACCGTCGCATCGTCCCTATTGATGCGCTGCGCTTGGCGATGACCAGCGATGCCGTCAAAGCCTGGCTCAACGCGCCGACCCGCCGAATGATCCTGCCAGAGCAGCTCGTGTTTGAGCCCGGCCAGACCTTTGACGATGGCCGCATCAACATGTTCGACGGCCTGGAGACCGTGCCCGTCAAAGCCACCGACAAGGACGTGGCGCCCATGTTGGAGCTGCTGCGCCACCTGTGCAGTGGCCCGGACGTGCTGGCCGATGAGGCCGACGAAATCATGCACTGGGTGCTGCGCTGGATCGCTCTGCCGCTGCAGCAGCTGGGCACCAAGATGCAGACCGCCATCGTGATGCACGGCCCGCAGGGCACCGGCAAGAACTTGTTTTGGGATCTGTGGCGCGACCTGTATGGGATCTATGGCGTGACCGTCAGCCAGACCGAGCTCGAGGACAAGTACAACGACTGGCTGTCCTGCAAGATGGCCATCATTGGCGACGAGGTGGTCAGCCGCCAGGAGATGTATCACAACAAGAACCGGCTCAAGCTGATCGTCACGCAGGGCAGCAAGTTCCCGATCCGAGGCATGCATCAGTCCACGCGGTGGGAATCGAACCACGCCAACGTGGTGTTCCTCAGTAACGAAAGCCAGCCGCTGGCCCTCGAGGAGCGTGATCGGCGGTACATGGTGATCTACACGCCAGTGGCCGCTGATGCCGCGCTGTATGAGCGGGTCAAAAAGTTCTTGGACGGCGGCGGACGGGCCAAGTGGCTGTACTTCCTGCAGAACTATCCGCTTGACGGGTTCACGGCCCACACCAAGCCGCTGATGACCGAGGCCAAGAAGGCGCTGGTGACCGCGGGATACCGACCAGCCCAGCGGTTTGCGGCAGAGTGGCTCGGGGGTTTCCTGCCCCTACCGCTGCAGGTGTGTTCCGCAGAGCAGCTGTATCGGGTTTTCAAGCGATGGGGCGACCTGACCGGGGAGCGGTTCATGCCACCCCAGGAGATCTTTGGGCGAGAGTTGTCGAGGTATGCAGCGGAGAGCGTCAGGGCAGGAGAGTCACCGCCGCTCAAGGTCAAGCCCATCAACCTCAGGACGCAGACCGGGCGCAAGACCATTCGCTGCTGGATTCCAGGCCTTGTGCAGCCACCAGACGGCATCAGTGAGGCCGAGTGGGCCGCTGCCTGCGTCGATTCGTTTGAGCCGCAGATCGGTGCATTCCTGCGGGCCAGTAGGCCATCGGCTGATGGGCTGGATTCAGCGTGATCACCAGGGTTGCACGGATGTTATGGATGCTTGCACGGATTAAGTGCTTGATGTTATTGGTGATATGGATGTTACGGGTACTTCCCGCGTGCGCGCGCATGAAAAACGCCGTCCGATCTCTTGTGCAATGTTTCCGTGCGAGGACTATCCATAACACCCATATCACCAATAACAACAACAACTTAAACCGTGCAACTACCGTGCAATATCTGTAACAGCTAAAAATGAAACTACAGGTCAAAACTGATTTTGCAAAAGCGGCTAAGTTGATTCGTCAGCTCGGTGATGATCAGGTCAAGAAAGCCACAGCGAAGGCACTCACGGACTCAGCGTTCGAGGCTAGGCGAGTGGTGCACCAGCAGATGGATCAGAACTTTGATCGGGTCACGCCCTACATCAAGCGATCGATCCTCGTGAAGCCCGCAACGCAGCAGCGCTTGGAGGCGGTGGTTCGGGCGGAGTACCTCGGTGGCAAGGGCGTGGATCCGCAGAAGATTCTTCGTGCAGAAATCCTGGGTGGGCCAAGGCGCGACAAGCGCTCCGAGGTGCTATTGCGCAAGGTTGGAATTCTTCCGCCAGGGCTTCAGATTGTTCCCGGAGAGGAGGCCCCGCTAGACCGCTACGGCAACATCCGCGGCAGCTTCTTGGTGCAGCTCTTGTCGTACTTCCAGGCGTTCCCAGAGCAGGGGTATCGCGCCAACATGACCGACCGTCGCAAAGCCAAGCTTCGCAATCAGCAGTTGACCGAGAGCGGATTCAAGATAACCGTTGGCAAGCGCTACTTCATCAGCTACGGACGCCTGCGTTCAGGCAAGACCTCACACCTTCCGGCAGGAATCTTCTCGGCTGAGGGCATGCACGACATCGTGATCAAGCCGATCCTGATGTTCGTGCGGGCTCCGGTCTATCGCAGTCGTCTCGACTTCTACCAGCGGCCGGCAGTGGCCGCGCTGGACAAGTTCAATCCCCGCCTGCGGTACCACCTGCGCCTGGCCATCGAGGGGCGCGCATGAGG